CACCTGCTTTATCGAGTTCGATACCCAGCTTCTTCGCATTAACAGCGACTCGCTTAGTAGTGCCTTTATCATCGATTACTACATCAATATATACTTGATTCTTTTTAGCCATTATCCCTGCACATTATGGGTATAATTTTTACCCGCTTGCTGAGATTTCCTCTCCGCTGCTTTACGTTTACGTTCTTGTTCGTCTATACGATGCTTCATTACCCTGCTCTCATACACTTTCATGAAATATAGTACAATCTTTTCATCATCAGGTTTATACAAATCGAACAAGTGGGCTGATTGAGACCAATCTTTACCCAAGTATGTTCCTGACATTCCATCCCACCGATCCGGCAATAAATCAAACATAAAAAATGCCACTTGAACTTCCACCGGAAAAGCGGTGACTTCTAGCGGCATTTTGGCGGGATCGGGTGCTTGTCCTAATTGCTCACAGATGCGTAGATATTTCTCAACATCCATAACGCCCTGTTCTTGTACGTAGCGTTCAAGCAGGGAAAGTATTTCCTCTACTTGTCTCCAGTAAAATTTTCTAGGTCACCTACTGTTTCTGTAACCCACGTATCAAAATCAGTTGCGTTTTTCATTAACAACTCAGCATTGTCTTGAGTATAGGGCAAGCAATCGTCTGGATTAAGGTTACTAATATCCACCAAAAGAAGCTCTTCTAAGTATGAAAATTTTAAACCTTTCCATCCTTTAATTACTGCTTTACAGTACTCGACAATAAATTTATCATCATCCATTTCTTCAATAGGTTGATGAGTTTTTTTGTTCCACTTCGTACTCATACATCTTTTACGAAGTTTTACTAATTCTTCTCGGGCTAGATAACAAAGATCAATACTTACTCCCTTAAAGCGAGGGAATTCAATTGATACTGTCTTACTTGGAGTCATAAGACTCGCTAGTGATACTACTGGTTTTTTGTCTTCGGGCATTACATTATTCCTTATTTAAAAATTAAATTATACTAAATAACACAAGAAATGTCAAGAATTATTTTTGGGGGGTGAGGGGAAAAAGGGGCCGAAGCCCCTTTAAAATTAGTACGCAGAAGGCGGATAGTAAATTACACTAGTAATTTCGTTAGCAGTTCCAAAGTCTGTTGGAAGTGCCGTAAAATTCGTCTCTAGTGAAATTACGTCTTCTATAGAGTGAGTTGGAACTTCAATGTGAGCTGTTGGGAAAGTAATACTAACAGCTGGGTCGGTAGTACCTGATGCCGCAGCAGTAGAACCACCAATATCCATTGTTACCTTGAATTTATTCACAACTTTACCCATTGCTCCCGTTGACACCATATCGTTAAAGAACTGTCGGGAAGTACCATTTGACGTATCAGAATCCTCTAGGGTTAGATAGCAAGTAGCTGCTCCACCGGCTGTTCTTGTACCTGTAACAGCATCAAGCGGCTTATTAATTGCTCCCAATTCTTCAGGAACCAGATAGCTAATATTATTTCCAATATTGAAGCTTCCTCCTGTTAACGTCAGAGAGTATTTACCATTTGCAACCGTTCCTGAGTTCGCACTATAACTAGTTGCACTTAGGGTCTCTTGGTCACTACTGCCTGCTATACCTTTAGCATATGTGTCATATAACTTAAAAGTATTAGTAGAAATCGCACCAACATAATAATGAGTACCATTAAGAGTTGTATTACCTGTAGCTCCAGTAATGTATACTTGGTCTCCTGCTGCAAAACCATGAGCAGTAGCAGTTATAGTACTAGTAGTATAACTAGCTATAGTTGCGTAAGAACCAGGGAAAGTACCTACTACTTTATCTGCTCCATCCGCAGTCTCGATACCAACAGAAGTTAGTCGATTACGGATAAAGTTAGCAGTACTTGTAGTAGCTTCATCAATTGCTTGTGTGACCGCTGATTGAGTACCTGTTGCGTCATTAACAATAGAAACTGCTCTAGAGTTTCCAGTATCAACAACAAGATCTCCTTCATCAATATTAGTACCATCTACTCGACCGGTTGAAACTGTAGCATCATGACGATCCGAAACTGATACTCTCTGAGACCAGTCTTGAACTTCTTTAGCAAAACCTGTCCAGTTAAGAGTAGCAATACCATCAACATCAAAATCAACAGATACTTCATTAACAACACATTCTGGTAACCGATAAGCAAGAGGATTACTTGTTGCCGTATCAATCAAGAAGAAAATTGTAAAGGAATGCATAGCAGACCTATTAGACTCAGTAAATACTATTGTGCTTTCATTTGCTGAAGGCGTAATTACATCACTTTCTGAACCACTTACTGGTGCAACATTTCTTCTAAATTTCATAAGACTAGAGTTGGCAATGTACTTATCTGCACCACACATAGCAGCCCATAGAACCTCTTCAATTGAATGAACTCCGGTCTGTGCTGCGGGCTCTGCGCCCTTTACACCATCATAGTCATTAGTTTGAATTGCATTCTGTCCCACAGATTTAAATGGACGAATGTACGTACTGAAACTAAATTCGGCGGGAGCCAAAGAGTCAGTAAACATACGACGACCTCTACGAGATATACCTGCCGTACTTTCCATTTCCGCCAAAGTTATTTCTGACGTATTGGTTGTTTGTGAGAAACTATATCCATCAAGAATAGGAATCTCCCACAAAGCTCCTTTTCCTAAATTAGCTGCTGCCTCGCTATTATCTGTCGTATTTCTAAACTGGACAAACATACGAGTATCACGGCTAAAGTATAATTGTTGTGCCATAGATTATCTCCTATGAACCTGAAAAGACTGAATCGTGAACATCTGTTCGTGCCAGAATTTTCTTAGTAACGAACCTCTATTAGTAGTTCTCCTACTCCTAAAGGATCTAGTACACCCTCATCAGTATCTATACTGATGATAGTAATTTGATGAGTATATTGCTCTAATCCGTTCCTATCGTAATAGCGCAATTTACTATTTTCTTCTAAAACCGTTTCGACGTCTTCCAATAATTCATCTAGGGCTTCTACTGAATCTTCTTGATTAACGTAACAACGTACGGTTATATTTACAAACCGGTCTTTATAGCCGCCAGTTTGATACTGCCTTGTTTCAGAACCTGCATTTAAATGAATTGCAGGAAATTCCTCTACTTCGTCCCAAAATTTTAATCTTGGACTTGTTTCTGCGACGGCTTGGTGAAATAACCCTCGTCCATCAATTTTTGAGAGTACATCAGCAAGAGCCTTCGTAATTCCCTGTCTACGAGAGGTATACTTTCTATCATCAGGCATTAAACTCTCCTAGTGTAAAATCTTCCAAGTGCTAAATTTGCTGCAATTTCCCTAATTGACCCATCTATTATTTTTTTCGGGTCTCTTGCTGGTATAGCCCAAGGAGCTTTACCACTACCAACCTCAAATACTCTATAAGGGTCTTGTTGGTAAGTGTAGCCAAAACTTATATGCCCTTGTTTTGTTCTTCCTACATCAGTAAGTTTTACACTTCCTGCAAACCTACCTGTTCTATTCTCTAGCTTTGGTGCGCCCATGTTCTTTTTTACAGTTTGAGGCAGTTGTTTATTTATTATTGCTAAGTAATGTAAAGGATCAAAATTAGTACCGGCAGTCTTTTTACGTTTTGGTCTAAGAGACTTTAAATTTCCAACTCCTGAGTCTCTAATAACTCTTGTTGGTCGTTTTCTTTTTATTTTATCGCTTTTATCTGCCTCACTACGTTCGTTTACAATTTTCTTCTTTGTACCTGTAGTCTTTTTTCTCTTTTGCTTTTTGCCCGCTAGATTATACATAGTTACTTGGGCTATTACATCTCTTAGGGGTGTAGAGCCCTCCATGTCGGCCATTTCTTTAAGCCTTTCTTGAGTAATATCTGCTAAAGCTTTCTCATCGTCTACTTGCTCCTGATTAGTCACGGCTTCCTGATATGTTAGTATAGGAATATACTGCTTATCTAATTTACCATCAGCAGTAACTATTTGTGTATGCACTATTTTAATGCCTACTGCTGCTTCTATTTCATTCCAGGCTTCCTCTACTATTGTTCTCTCATTCCCCAATGCTCTATTCATGAATTGTTGTTTTGCTTGCGCCATAGCAACTACAGAAGTTGCTATTCCTCTACCTTCTTCTTCGTGTCCTAACTGCGCACCTACTAACTTACTCCTGTCTTCACCTTTTTGTGCGGCCCCGCCCATTCTGCTTAATTGATCGTCAGTCGCTGTAGTATAATGCTTTTTGACTGCATTCCCGAGAACGCCTCTTTTACTTTTTGCGTCACTTATAGAATCATATTTTGTTATCTTATAAGCTTTTTCATCCCCTTTTAAAAGTAAAGAGGCTATGGCTTGGTTTAGTTGGTCTTTTCTTTCTTTAGATAATGAGTTTGCTTGAGTAGTTAAATAGCCCTCCCATTTCTTCCAAATTTTATCTAAAGGAGATTCTGTGTCATTTCCGACAGGGTTAGTTATTTCTTGTCCAAAAACCCCTATCATGATACCGTACCATCGAGTTTTTGATATGACTAGAACTTGTCCCTCTATACGTATTAACTGTTTTCTGGCTCCTTGAAAACCGTCAATGGTTTTCTTATTATTAGCCATCTTAATATATTTTAACGCTTCTGTAGCTGCTGCACCGACTGCCATTAGTAATTTTTATATAAGTCTAAGACTCTCTTAATGTGGTCAGGGAATCCTACATTGTTTGATTGACTAGTACTGCCTTGGTTTTGTAAGCTGGCACCTGCTATAGATTGCCTTTGCTTATGCTCGTCCTTTAGATAGTAAGTAATTAAATCCAGCACCGCGAGCTTAAGATCAGAAGGCACCGCACTATAGCCGGCTGTATAAACCACTTTAACAGCACCTACTCCTTTTGGCCAGTTTCTAAATAATCCAGAACTATTAGTTCTAAGAATACTATCTGTAGTAGTATCTAAGTAGTATTCTTCTGCCCCAGTCGTAAGTGTACTATAAGCTTCTGAATAAGCTGTTCTTTCTTGTACACTTGTAATAGCGTTTACGGGGCTTTCAGATAATTGGACACTGTAAGTTGCCCAAGTAATATTAAATTCTTCTGTTTTCGCTGAAGAATAGTGGTCTAAAAATGAATTCCCACAATAAGTTTTTACTAACTGACTTACTGAAGGAATTAAAACATTAAGGCGAGCATCATCCTTTGGCTGGGAAATGCCCTCTGCTGTTTTATAATCCTGTAAAGTTATTAAATCTGCCATAAATTATTTAATAAAGCTTGGGGGAGGGTTACTCCCCCAAGTTATTGAGATTAGTACTATTAGGCGTACTTCATTCTCATAGAAGGCTTGTTAGCGCCAGAGTTAGCGAATAACTCGGCAAAGCCAAGAGATTGTGCTGCCACAATCACATTTTGCTGATCTTTCACACTGTACTCTGTCTCAATGCTAACGCCCTTAAGTCGGGGGATAACATAGTTGTCAACATTAACTGCTATCGCAGCAGTTGTTGCAGGAGTACCTGTAGAAGACAGGTTATCAGCAAGGTGGTTAGTTGCGACTACGGGAGACCCGAAGACAGAACCAACTACACCAATACGCTTAGTAGCAAGGTCGTTTCCAACTTCGCTCACGTCGGTGAATCCAGAAGCATCAATTAGCTCGTAGTAAACGTCATTAGGAACAATGAACGCTACTTTTGCAGGATCCATACCATACTTGCCCATTTCCTTTCTCATGCCGAGAAGGAGAGCAGGGGTAACTTCATCTGATCCAGATGCGTCAAGTGAGACCGAAGAAATAGCAGTAGTCGCAGTTGCGAAGCCATTTGTGTCATCAGTTCCATTTGCACCAACAAGACCTGTTGAAATTGTACCAGAAGAAGCACCAACAAGGATAGCCTTGTCAAGAGCAACTGCGTGTGCACGTGCTAGTGCGGAAGTAACAATAGGTAGCAATGTTACAACTACTTGCTCGTCGGTATCATTCGAGATATAAGTACCAGCGATCAATCTGTGAGCCTGTAAGATTACTTGGCTAACAGTATAGTTGTTGTCACCTGCGTCAGAGAGTTGGTTAGATGAATCACCTATACCAGCTGCGCTGAACGTTGCTGCTCCTGCATCAGGGGCCAAAGGTAGTACAGTGGCACCGGAAGCAACTTGGATATCACGGAAAAGAGGCGCAACCTTCATTTCCTGGCGTACTTCATTCTCAAACTGTTGAGAAACGATCACATCGATACCAGCTGCAGTGGTAGACGTATAGTCAACTCCAGCCTTCTCAAGTATGCCCTTTCCAAAATCAGTGTCAAAACCCTTCTTAGTAATTTTACCAAGAACAGTTGCTTCGAGAAGCTCATGACCATGTGCCTGAAGGTCTCCCTTCTGACGTCCAGAAAAATCACGCTTGCTCTTCTGCATTGCTTCGAGCTCAGCCTGCTTCTCTTCTAGGTCTTTCTTATACTTCTCCATAACTTCCGCAGCATTCACTTTCTCATCTTCGAATTCTTTACGGATATCTTCCATCAAGCGCTCAGCACCGGTTTCTACTCCGGTCTTTATAGCAGTCTTGACTTCTTCTTCTTGCTGAACTTTAGCTTCTGCATCAGCAGTAGCCTTCTCCTCAGCCTCTTTTTGTACAGCCTCATCGGCTGCTTTTTGCTCGGCTTGCTTCATTGCAATTTTAGCAGCAGTTTCCTCAGCTACTTTTTTAGCAAAAGCTTCCAAGTCAACGGGTTGATTTGTCTCTTCAGACATTTGTATCTCCTTTTGGACTTGCGCCCCGTCACTATTAGTGAAAGTTTTTTTGAAATCTTCGTACTCTGCTTGGGAGTCGAAGGACTTCGCCAGTGAAAAAGTAGCTGTTTGATTGCATGGTACTGATACTACTGATACCTCAAACAATTCAGCGTCCTTTATTCTTAATCCGTCGGTTTCCTCTAAGTAATCAGCATCCTTGACTCGGAAACCAACAGAAAAGGCTCCAAGGACACCGTCTTTAACTAACTCGGCTACATCTTTGGAGGCCTTACTAATTTTTGCCTCCATTTCAAGACCATTTTCAGTAGCTTTTAAAGCTGTTGCTCTACCGATTGGTCTATCATAGTTATGATTAAAAAGAATTATGGGATTCTTTTCAAAATTTTTCAATCCACCTTTAGTCCAAGCATCTGCTGAGATAGAATCGCCCGCGCGATCAAAATCTACAGTGCTAGCCATACCTCGAATTTTGACACTACCGTCTTCATCAGTATGTGACTTAAAAGTAGAGGTAAGATTAAATATCTTTTCCATCATCCCCCTCTTCATCCGCTTTAACAACGGTCTTTGCCTGTGCCATCTTTGATTCTATGGTAGGCTCTTTTTCCTCTTTTGGGGCTTTGTGCATAAGGTCCCATAAGTCCGGATACTCTTTCTTTAGAAAGGCTTCCATTCTATTCCATGTCCCAAAAATTTTATCAACCTCTTTTGCATCTAAAAACTTAGGTCGATTTTTCATCCTAGCATATTCTTTACGGTCTGGGAGTTTTCCTAGTTCCGCAAAGAACATTCCAAGTGTTCTTGCTATCTTTAATCTTTTAGAATGTGTTGCTGCCATTATTCTTCCTCGTTCTCGACGGGTCTTCCGCCTTCATCAGGGTTTACAGCACTTCCTGCAATATTAGCAGGAACTCTTACATCATCTTGCCCTACTATTGGGTCAAAACCAAGCTGCTCTCTCGCTTCATTTGGAGATATAATTCCTCCATTTACAAGTGCTGTGTAATATTGTGACTGGTCTCTTAGTTCTGGCTGTAAAGCTGGTATATCAGTCACATCCTCTTTTATTTCAAAGCCAAAAAATCTGCTCAAGCCAAAATTCATTTTTCTAACAATAGGTAATATAGTCTCTAAGTAGTAGAGTCGCATATTTGGTCGTATGTTAGCATTATTTCCTGAGTCTAACATAATTGGAGGTACACCTATTGCCTTTAATATAATCTTTTCGTTTTCTTGAATGGATGATTGAAAGTCCAGTTCTTTAAAATTAACATTTGAAATTGAATCGACCTCAATACCACCATCAAGAATTAAAGGCCTTCTACCGCCGGCATCTGGACGATATCGTACTGTCCATGCTTGTAACATTCGTTCTTTTATTTTCTCTGATAATGTATTAGGTGATTTTAATACTAAACCAGGAACTGCTCCGTTCTTGAAAAAATTATCTTGAAAGCTCCGCATATATGACATAATCTGCATAGTACGAACTGCTGGCTTTAATCGTGAAACTCCTCGATAAATGTCATGAAAAGAGTTTTCTTTAATATGTATCATTTCATATGGAGTATAATCAATCTCGTTATAAGTATACCGTTCTACATAGGTTTTTGAGTCTCCATGAATTTGAACGGTATCCGCAGGAACATGGTATAAATGAGCACCGTCATAATAGATAAACATGTTTCCATCTAATAAATAGTCTGTAATTAAGTTTCTTTTGAAGGTACTGATGTCTTGGAAGGGGTTGGGCTCTTTGTTTAGTAAAGTATCAACTTTAGCCCTTTTTATTCCTTTGATAACTCCAGGAACGGAAACTCTGTCTACTATGATAGGAATTTCGGCAGCATCGTCAACTACCATATTTACAGCACGGTTTACAACCTCTAAATTTTCATAATAAGTTTCATACTTATCAGTAAATTCTCTGGAAGTCTGCGTTGTGGCTCCAAGATATGCTTGGACAGGATTTAATTTTTCCTCAACTTCTTCTCTTCGAAAGAATTGATCATACCATGCCATGTTTATCTCTTTGAATCTGTACCCAGCGCATTTGTTTCTTTGCCGTTGTTAATGCGGGGTTACGGCCATATACAGTATGTAATTGTCTATGATGATTGTGGCATAAAGTTACAGTATGTTCGTATAACTCTGCCCAGTATTCTTCTATAAAATCATCTCTAATTACAAGAATTTTATTAGGGTTTAAACCGTTCTTTTTTATCCAATTATGTATAAGAGGTGCCAAACTGTAGTAATGGTGAAAATCTAATTCTGAATCACTACCACAAATATAGCATTCCGAGTCCTTTTCGTAATTACTTTTCGCTTTATCTCGGATATATTTTACTATATCTCGTTTTAATTCAGTCATTAGGTTTTGGAACTTCTAATTTTCAATAACAGAATTATATCGAGTTTAAGATACTATGTCAAACATTATTTTTCAGAGGTCTCCTAAAAACTTATTGCTGACGTCTCAAATGAATATAATGCGTATCTTAACGCATCGGACATATGCGAGGCACGGTTATGTTTTGGTTTTTCTCGAGCCAAATTAGGATTTGGATCCCATTGATACTGATCTAACGCTACTAATGATTCCGCACAAGTTTGTTCCACTAATAAATTATCATTATCTACTATTGCGGCTACATGTGCTATACCATCTAATACACTCTTTTTAGCATTAATAGTAGAGATACCATAGTTCTGGGCAAAATCAAATCTAGTTTGTTGTGCCGCAGAGTCAATATAAATATAATCTATATCCCACTTTTCGATTTTTTCTTGTATTTCTAGGGCGTGTTGTTCAGTAGTTTTTTCAGCATCTAAATACTCGTCTACTAAATAATACTGCCCTTCGTCCCAATCATAGCCGATTACACAAAAAGCTGTAGGATCTCGATAACCTACGTCAAGACCAGCAAACATATCCATTTTAGAAGTATCTAACTCGCTAAAATTAGCTATACACTCCTCATGATTAAAGTTCCAAATCTGACCTTCATAAGTATTAAAGTCAGCTTCGTACTCTTGTCTAAATTCGGCGTCGGACATAGATTTTCTAGCTTCCGCAATATCATTTTCAGACATGCGAGGATTATCTTTATAAGTTGCTCGTATAGATGCCCATTCTTCAAAATCATCTTGAAATCCTCTATAGAAAAACTCGGAGAACCAGTTGTTCTTCCCTCTAGGTGTACTTATAAAGATGGCTTTTGAGTTATCTTTATCGAGTGTCGGGCGAAGGGCAACATTGAAGGCGTCTCTTCCATCAGCCAGAGCGGCCTCATCAAAGATGATAAGGTCGTAACTCCTACCGACACAACTATCAACTTGATTAACAGAACCCATACGTATTGTTGAACCATTTGTAAGTTCAATAACCTTATCTTTTGCATTATCTTTTGCAACCTCTAAATCAAAATGCTTGATCAGATTTCTTTGCAAATCAAAAGAAATCTGAGACAAGGCATAGTTGGGGGACATTATTAGTATGTTAGAATTGGGCACTAGTGAAACTAGCTGCCCAATTATATTTGCGATATAGGTTTTACCCTGTCTCCTTGAAACTGCCGCACATACAAAACGGTATTTCGGATTATTTATCGCGTT